AAAATGCCTTACCAGACGCAAAGAATTTTGCTGTGCAAGTAGTAAATGGAGAAATTAAATTTATTATTAACTATTCAACCGTTAACTCAGATAACATTACATTTTCTATTGGTACAACTGCGGAAGGTGATTTAGAGCCAATATGTTTTAGTGCAGATAAACTCAAAGAAGTATTAGTTGCTAATAAAGGTGACAAAGGCACGATGCATGTTTCAAGTCAAGGATTATCAAGAATTGATTTTGATGGTAATGATTTTGAGTCTAATTATTGGTTGGTACAATTACAGAATTAATATGCAAGTTAACGTAGTAGTAAAAGACGCCGGCATTAAATTGCCCATGGCAGAAACCGCAGCAGCTGCCGGATGTGATATAAGATCTAATCACGATGCCACTATCAATCCAGGTGATAAATTGTTAGTTAAAACAGGATTATCCGTTGAAATTCCAATTGGCTATGAAATTCAGGTTAGACCTCGTAGCGGATTAGCTTTATCTAAAGGAATAACCGTATTAAATAGTCCTGGAACAATAGATGCAGATTATCGAGGAGAAATAGGCGTAATCTTGATTAATCATGGAAAAGAACAGGTGTTCCTTCAAAAAGGAGAACGCATCGGTCAATTGGTAATGAACAAAGTAGAACGAATAGAATGGAATCCAGTAACAAGTTTAACGGGTACTAAACGAGGCGAACATGGATTTGGATCAACAGGTAATAAATAAATTATGTTTGGAGTAACAGAAAATACATTATGGGTAGAATCCTTCCGCCCAGACACAATGGATGGGTATATTGGTAATGAGCATATTATTGACAAAGTCAAGATATTCATTAAGAATGGTGATGTTCCACATTTGCTGTTCTTTGGGCCAGCTGGTACTGATAAGACAACGTTGGCAAAGATTATTGCTAATAGTGTGGATGCTGATATGATGTATATTAATGCATCTGACGAAAACTCAGTAGATGCAGTGCGAGACAAGATCAAGCGTTATGCATCAACAGTAGGATTCAAGCGTTGGAAGATTGTGATATTAGATGAAGCAGACTATTTGACTCCTAATGCTCAAGCAGCTCTTCGAAACCTAATGGAAACATATAGCAAAACTACCCGATTCATATTAACATGTAATTATGTAGAAAAGATTATTGATCCGATACAAAGCAGATGTCAGACTTTTGCAATAACTCCGCCCAATAAAACAGATGTAGCAAAACGATTGGTTACTATTTTAGAAGAAAAAAGTGTAACATATGATATTCAAGATATTGCTGCAATCATCAATGCATCATATCCAGATATAAGAAGAGCATTAAATGCAGCACAGGCTTCTGTGGTAGACGGTAAGTTGCAACTAGACAAAGCAAGTGCAATTCAAGCAAATTACATGACCGAAGTGTTGGAAATGCTCAAAACGGCTAAAGACAAAAAAGCAACGTTTAACAAGATACGACAATGCATTGCAGATAGCAAAGTAAAAGACTTTACACCATTATACACATTTTTATATGATAATCTTGAAGAGTTTGCTACAGGGCATATTGCTGCAATTATATTGATTATTGCAGAAGCACAATTTAAAGATGCTACGGTAGTAGACAAAGAAATAAACATAATGGCTATGTTTGTTAATATCATGAATGAAATATAATGCACGAAGTATTACACGTAATAGGACTATGTCCAGATCATTTTGCTCATATCAATTTAATTGATATATTTATAGCAAATTATGAAAGTTTAATACATTTCAAACCTAAATTAATAATAAAACGCTTATGGCAGAAAAAATTTTAAAGGGAACTATTACTCTTGTTTTTAAAACTAGTAATCGCAGCAACGCAAAGACAAAAATTAAAACATATAAGCGTAAAAGCATTGACGACATATTAACAGCAAAAAAATTGGTTGGTATCCCAGAAAATGCTATAATATTAGAAATGGGTATGGGTACTGACTTTGAAGCCAAATGGAGAAAAAAATATAATTTATAATGGCAACAATATTTGATTTTATCGGAGGTATTACAAGCAAAAAGAAAGCTTGGGATAAATGGACTGATGTAGAGCAGAAAAAGTTTTCTCCATTTATTGTGAATCGTTGGCTTTCAATGAGAATGGAGTTAACGGATCTTGTTAATGAACTTCAATGTTATACTATAGGACAATTAAAGCCCAGAGATACATATAAATTGTATCATGATCTGCTTCCTAATAACAAAGCATTTGCAAAGTATGTTAAAGGCAAAAAGTCTGATAAGTATGACGTAAAATTAATAGACCAATTGACCGAGCATTTTCAGATAAGTAAAAGTGAAGTCACAGAATATTTAGAATTGTTAAACAAAGATGATTGTGATCGTATATTGTCATTATATGGATATACAGCAGCGGAAAAGAAAAAAATAATGAAAGGGATCAAATGAGTGTTCACACACAAAAACATTATACAGGCAAAGACAGTCTATATAAATTTGCAGCTGATTGGGAGCTTAATGCATATGAATTTGATATGCTTAAACGAATTGTAAGATGTCGACGCAAAGGCAACTTTGAACAAGACTTGCAAAAAACAAAAGATGTAATTGATATTTATCTAAAAGAGTTTAAATGAACAAAAAATTAAAATGGTTAAATGATATAATATTATACAAATTTATTTATCAAACTCTTAGTATTATTAGTTTGGTTGGAATTAGTATTTTTATGTTTTTTCCTATTGTTATTTTTGAAATCGTCAACAGAATAAAAAAAGTCAATAAAAATGACTAAAAAGCCTGATCAAGTAGTTGATAATCCTGGTATTATGCCTTATACTACAAACATAGGTGCACCAGCTATACAAAAGGATGATGTAGAACTTTGGAAACATCAAGGCATATCAAAAGTAAATCATCAATTCAAGGCTAGATTTGAAGAGTTAAAAAAACAATATCAACAATTGGTAGATGAGTTCGAATGGAATGATTTAGTATATAATGCAAAGTATTCTTTCGAACCAATTATTGGTGAAACATACCATTTATATTATAAAGGAGATCAACCATTTCTTTCTTTGATTGGTCCTAATGAATGGAATAAACCATATATTGGATCATTTACATTAGATAGCAATAATAAATGGATAAAATGTAGTAGGTAAGATATACATAATCTATATTTATATTAAATAAAAAAATATAGATATGAAAAGCTTGTTATTAATATTATTACTACTCCCAACTCTTCTTTTTGGACAAACTAGAGTATTCCGACCAGATAATCAAATATACGTTGAAGCAAACACCGGAATTGGTGTAGTTGAAGAATGGCAAGTTAGCAACCTACCATTTACTTCTTTAAGTATAGGACGAACATCCGATTTCGGCGATTACAGTTTAATCGATATATCTGCAGGAATATCTTTTCCTGAAATATGGACTGCAAAATTTGGTTTAGGATCTTACTATGATATGGGTGGACATGAAAATGCTAGTATCATCTTAGGCGTCAGATTTCGACCCGTTATGGCTTATGCTCAATATCATATTAAAATTGAAAAATTAGGATTTTTTACTTTTTCTATGGAAATCGGCCCTGGACAAACTGGTAGAGCGGAATATGCAAATCTACTAAATGTAGGGTGGAAATGGCCATTAACATTCAAGAAAAAAACATAAACTATATTTGCATACTATTTGGTATACATCAATAATTTCCTTATATTATATATAAATTATGCTCAATGAGTAAAGAAAGTGTAAACTATATTAATCCAGTATATAAACTGTCAGTTAGAGATCCTAAATCAGTGCCCAGAAGAATATCATATTCTCAATGGAGCATGTATGAGCGTTGTCCGCTAAATTGGAAACTTGCATATATAGATGGATTAGCTCCATTTACATCTTCTATAGAAACTGTGTTTGGTACTGCATTTCACGAAACTCTTCAACATTATTTAACCGTTATGTATACTGACTCAGTTAAAAGAGCAGATAGTATAGATTTGTCAGCATTGCTAATGGATAATATCAAAAAAGAATATAGCAAATGTGTTGCTGACAAAGACGGAGAACATTTTTCTAATCCGTTGCAATTAGCAGAATATCATCAAGATGGCGTTGCTATATTGGATTGGTTCAAGAAGCGACGAGGTCAATATTTTTCAAGTCGTGATTATGAATTGTTAGGCATCGAAATGGAGTTATGTACTCCAGCATCATCAAAAAATTCTTCAGTATATTGGTTTGGATTTATGGATTTAGTTATACGACATAAACCTACTAATACAATTGACATTATTGATATTAAAACAAGCAGAATGGGGTGGAATAAATATCAAAAAGCAGACTCATTGAAATCAGCTCAATTGGTTACATATAAGACGTATTTTTCAGAGCAATATGGAATTCCTAAAGAAAATATTAACGTTGAGTTTTTTATAGTTAAAAGAAAATTATTAGAAAACTCAATGTTTCCGCAAAAACGAATTCAACAGCACCGGCCAGCATCTGGCACAGTAACGCAAAGAAAAGTGCAAAAGCGTATTGATACATTTATTGAAGAATGTTTTGATGCTCAAGGAAACAAGAATGTGAATAGAAAATATTTAGCATTAGCAGGCAAAGGTGCAAAGAATTGTAAATGGTGTGTATTTAAAACAGACTATGATAATTGTCCTAAAGAAAATAGAATTAGAGAATGAAGATAGCTGTTATAGGAAATAAAAATTGGCAAAACAAACGAAAAGTACAACAAACTCTTCGTGAATTAAAAACAAAATTTTCCGATGTAACAATAATTGGTGCTGGTGGAAGTGAAGGTGCTAATCATATGGTTAGAAAATATGCGTTAGAATTTGGAATAGACTATTCAGAATATAATCCTTCTTATTCAGGACATAATTTATATTCAGCTATGCCCAGGACATATTATGGTAAATCATATCATTTTAGTCAATTACATCACAGAATGAAATTGATTTCAGAAAATTGTGATTATATGATAATTTTAACTAATGAAGAAACATTAGATCCATTTTTAAAAACAGCATACAATAACATTAACAAACAAAATAAGCCGGTTGTTTTACTTGGCTGATATTTATATAAAAGTTATAAGGAGTTTAAATGAAGTTACCAAAATTACAACCAGTAGATATTAACAAACCTGAAAAGAAAAAAATATTATTATTATCCGACGATTTCCGTTTGCCAAGTGGTATTGGAACAATTAGTCGTGAAATAATCTTAAAAACAGTACATCATTATGATTGGGTACAACTTGCAGCAGCACTAGAACATCCAGAGCATGGAAAAGGACAAGATGTGTCACAGTCAGTTACGCAAGAAACAGGAGTGGCAGACGCTGATGTAAAAGTTATTCCATGGACAGGATATGGCGATCGCAACATTTTATTTTCAATTATAAATCAAGAAAAGCCAGATGTTATTATGCATTTTACTGATCCTAGATATTGGACATGGTTATATGCACTAGAGCACGAAATAAAAACTACATATGGTATTCCTATTTCATATCTTTCAATTTGGGACGATTTACCGTATCCAATGTGGAACGCGCCGTTTTACGGTAGTTGTGATATGATTATGGGAATCAGTAAGCAGTCTGATAATATACACAGAGAAGTGCTTAGACAGAATGGATTTGAGATATATGACTATGATTCAGAAGAAAAAGATCAAAGCGGTATAATTACCGGATATGTTCCACATGGATTAGATGAAAATGTATATACACCATTACCAAAAGACGATGCTAGATATCTAGAAATGCACAAACAAATAAAAGAAGCTAATGGAGCGGAGTTTGTGGTTTTTTGGAATAATAGAAATATCAGAAGAAAACAACCAGGTGATGTGATACTCGCATTTAAAATGTTTAACGACAAGTTAACTGCAGAGCAACGAAGCAAAACAATGCTGCTTATGCACACAACAGCTATAGACGGTAACGGTACAGATTTAAGAGCAGTAGCCAAGAACATTGCTCCAGATTGTAAAGTAGTATTTTCAGAATCCAAACTTTCTATACAAGATCTTAATGCAATGTACAATGTTGCAGACGTTGTTGTGAACATAGCCAGCAACGAAGGTTGGGGACTAAGTAGCACAGAAGCAATGTTGGCAGGAACTCCCATCATAAACAATGTTACTGGAGGTCTTCAAGATCAATGTGGCTTTGTAGAAGGCGGCGCACATGGAAAATGGATTAGATTCAATGGAGAATTTCCTACTAATCATATGGGTAAATTTAAAATACACGGTGTTTGGGCTAAGCCAGTATTTCCAAGCAACAGATCACTACAAGGAAGTGTGCCAACACCGTATATATTTGATGATCGATGTCAAGCAGAAGATGTAGCTGATGCTATGCATTATTGGTGGGATATGAAATTGCCTCTTCGAGTCGAATATGGTTTAGCAGGTAGAGATTTTTGTTTAGCAAAAGGATTGACTGCAAAACAAATGGCAGACAAAATTATCAAAATGACTGACTTGCTAATTAGTCGACCAATGACCCGACCAAGATACACATTTAATAAAGTTGAAGAAAAACAATACGAAAACATAGGAATAGTATAATGAGAAAAGTAGTTATATCATCACCAGTAGCAACACAATCTGGTTACGGACATCATGCCCGAGAAGTTATCAAACAATTTATGGACAAGAAAAAAGATGAATGGGATATCAATCTGCTTTCGATGCCATGGGGCAATACTCCATTCACATATCCTATACCTACGGAGTGGAGACAAAAGTTTATAGGATTACCATTACAAACTAAGCCAGACATATGGGTACAAATAACTGTGCCTAATGAGTTTCAAGCTGTTGGGCAATACAACATAGGAGTTACCGCAGGAACTGAAGGCAGTGTGTGTAACCCAGAATGGATTGACAGAATCAATCAAATGCAGATAACCGTTGTTCCAAGTGAATTCACTAAAAAGACATTTGAAGATACTGCAGAAAAACATGGAAAAACTATAACTACTAATCTGCAGGTCATATCTGAATATTTTGATGATAAAATATATAACAGCACTAACGTAACCACTACAATACCAGCATTAGATACAATAACGGAAAAAGAAGCATTCTTAATGTGTGGACATTGGTTGCAAGGTCAACTTGGAGAAGATCGAAAAAATATTAGTGGAGCTCTTCATTGTTTTTTTAATACATTTAAAGACAAAAAAACTAAGCCGGCTTTAGTTTTAAAAACTAGCGGTGCTACTTATAGTGTCACGGATCGGTGGGAGATTGAAAATAAAATAAATCAAACTAAAGACCAATTTGGAGCTGATAAAAGAAAATTACCTAATGTTTATTTATTGCACGGTGATTTAACAAATGCAGAAATGAATGCATTATATAATCACAAAAAAATCAAAGCAATGATTAGCTTTACAAAAGCAGAAGGATTTGGAAGACCATTATTAGAATTTGCCACTACTGGTAAACCTATCATTGCCCCACATTATTCAGGTCAAGCCGATTTCTTGAAAAAAGAATTTATATGTGCATTACCAGGTATCATGACTAACATACATAAATCTGCAGCAAATGACTTTTTACTAAAAGAAGCTCAGTGGTTTACAGTTGATTATGGGTATGCTAGTAAAATGTTAGTAGACGTTCTTAAAAATTATAAACGTTGGAAACAATTAGCAACACGTCAACGATACTTTGTTAATAGTAATTTTACAGAGTCTGCTGTGTCTAAACAATATGATTTGTTATTAGACTTAATTGAAAGCGGTACCGATAGTATACCAGAACAAGTAGAATTAAAACTTCCAAAATTAAAACTTCCAAAACTTCAAAAAGTATAGGATATTTAACGTAAATTTACTATATTATAAATAAATGAAAATAAGTTACGCTATAACAGTTTGCAATGAGTTTGTAGAAATACAACGATTAGTTAATTTCTTAATTGCTAATAAACAACCTAAAGACGAAATAATTATTCTTTATGATGAACAAAATGGAGATCCAGAAATAGAGTCATATTTACGATCGCATTCTATTAATGGTGAATTCAATTGGCATAAAGGAAAGTTTAACAATCATTTTGCGGATTGGAAAAATAAACTTACATCATATTGTAGTGGAGATTATATTTTTCAAATTGATGCTGACGAAATGATATCCCCATATATGATTGATAATTTGCCAATGGTACTACAATATAACAATGTTGATGTTGTTAAAGTTCCAAGAATAAATACAGTCGATGGTTTAACTCAGCAACATATTGAAAAATGGAGATGGGGTGTTAATGAACATGGTTGGGTAAATTTTCCTGATTATCAATGGAGAGTATACAAAAATAATGGTAAAATTAAATGGAAAAACAAAGTGCATGAAGTACTAGAAGGATATCATACAATGAGTTATCTTCCAACAGAAGAACCATGGTGTTTGCGACATGATAAGACAATTGAACGTCAAGAACGACAAAATGAAATGTATAATAAATTATGAAAAATTTAAAATCAACGGTTAACGAACAAGGAGAAACGGTAACTCAAATTATACATTTTATAAATGGTGTTAAACGAACATATCATGGTATTTTATCTGAAAGTATTAAGCAAGGCCAGTTTACAAAAATGAAATGTAAAGATGGAACCATGCTAATGATAAACGATATTAATGTTTTATGCATAGAAGTATTTAAGGAAGACAATTGAATAAATTTATCATAATAATGCCATGTTATAATGTTGCCAATTGGGTAGCGTTAAATATTCAATTAACAAAACAACAATCATATTCTAATTTTGAATGTCACATCATCAATGACGGTTCAACTGACAACACCGAAAAAATAATATCAGAAAATATAAAAGGAGATTCTAGATTTTTCTATTATAAAAACGACACAAATACTGGTAGTTCATTGTATAGTTATTATACAACGTTTTATAAAATTAATCCTAATGATCAAGATATTGTTATTTGGTTAGATGGTGATGATTGGTTTTCTTCTGTATTTGTTTTACAATATCTTGATCATTATTATAGTGCTACAAATTGTTGGATGACATATGGCACATATCAAATGTTTCCGTCAGGACAAGATGGGTCACATCATTGTGTAGAGATTCCAAGTGAAATTCACAAAACACATTCATATAGAAAATGGATACATGTTTATTCTCATTTACGAACTCATAGAGCGTTTTTATTCAAACAATTACAAGAGTCAGATTTAATTGATAGTAGATCAGGAAAGTTTTATACAGAAGCTACTGATTGTGCTTATTTATTTTCATTAGCAGAATTATGCGGATCTGCAGACAAAATCAAATGTATCAACGACATATTATTGGTATTAAATAGAACAAATCCTAATCAAGCTGCTGGTAATTTACAAAAACAAAAAACCACAGAACAACATATTAGAAGTTTAAAATCTAAAGAAAAAATAGCATATGAACTTTGATATAGTTGCATATATAAAACCAAATCATGACTTTGATACATTCAAACAATCATTAGCCAATATACAGAAAAGCAAATACATTAATAAAATTTATATTTCATTTGTAGAAAAGTTAAATAGTGAATTTGCTAATGAATTAAATCATTATGAAAACATTGTATGGAAAGATGAAGTTGATATCTTTTGGGCAAAAGAAATATTATCATTAGTTAATAAAAGCAAATCTGAATGTATATATACGTGGGAAGAAGATTCATTTATATATAACATAGATCAATTTGATAAAACATTTAAAAATTTTGTAGAAAATGATATCGATCATATGCTTACATTAGATAAAAAATGGATAGATCGTGGTAAATTTTTATTAGATCAAAATTTAGCAGTACAACAAGATGAATTTATTTATTTCAATTGGGGAACATATTATGCTAAATATTGCAGAGAAAATTCTAATAATAGTACCGTTAACGGAGCATACCCTGTTACCGTTGGATCCATGTTTTCAAAAAAATTATTGATTTTGCTATTAAATTTATTATTAGAATCAACATATTGGACAGATATAACTAATGGCAATTTTAATCATTTTCATCAGAATCCAAAGTTACCACATAGTTTTGAAGTATTTCCTGGATTTTGGTGGCCTGGCAAAAATAATGGGTATGGCAACATTACTTATAGCACAATAGTGTCGGCGTTACAATTTGGAGAAGAATTAGGAGGAAGATTAAATCAATGATTAACACAATTAATATCGTAGGGTACGATAAATGGTATTCGGAAAGCCCATGGAACAGATATGGAACTAATTTAAAAAACTTCAATGTTACATATAACAATTCTAATTCTAATATTACATATTTTATCAAAGATGGAATTTTTGAAATAAAAAAAGAATATGAATGTGATATTAAAATTGCTTTATTAACTGAATGTAGAATAATGGATCCAACTAGGCATAACTACTTAGAAACAGACGGACATTTATTTGATTATATAGTAACATATGATGATCGTTTAATAGAACTGTTTCCAAATAAAGTTATTGTTACACCATATGGTGGCACATGGATACATCCGGAAATGCAAAAAATATATCCTAAATCTAAAATATGTTCATATATTACATCAAAAAAACAATATACTAAAAATCAACATAGCCGCATTGATTTATTAAATTATTTTTATGAACATAAAGATATTGATATTGAATTATTTGGACGTTCTCATAATCCAATTCCAGAAGATCATGAATCTGGCCAGGATGGTAAAATACATGCACTTAAAGACTTTCAATATTCGATTGTAATAGAAAATCATCAACAAAACAATTATTTTTCCGAAAAACTATTAGATTGTTTTTTGACAGGTACTATACCAATATATCATGGATGTAGACATATTAAAAAATATTTTAATACCGACGGAATGATTTTGTTAGAAAATATAGAAAAAGCAGCAAACATAGTTTCAAATTTATCTTATATTAAATCAAAAACTATTGAAAATGCAATTTATGAAAATTTTAATCTAGCTAAACAATATATTGATTCATTAAGCTATTCATATAACATATTAAAAAAGGAAATTTTATGATATTAAAGAAATTAAAAAACTACGAAGTAAAAGAATTAGAAGATCACGAATATGAAGATTATGTACTTTGGCAAAGTAGAGAAAGTGGAGCAGACAAATGTGCAAATCTTGTTTTTCGAGATTTAGAAACATACAAACAAAAAACAGGAATTGAATTAACAAAAAACTCAAATATAATCGATGTTGGGTGTAGAGGCAATGCAAAGGTTGTAAAAACATTTATTGATATGGGATATGCTAATGTATATGGAATAGATATAGGATATGACGCCGAAGAAAATTGGAAACATCTTCCAAAAAATATACAATCTATACTCAAAAGAAAAGACGCTCAAGAAGGATTACATTTTGAAATGCAATATGACTTTATAACATGCTCGCATGTTTTAGAACATTGTCCAGATCCTTTGAAGGTTATGAAAATATTTTATGATTCTTTGCAAGATAACGGATATATTCATATACAAATACCACTATCTACATATGACGAATACATAGGGCATTACCCACATTTTGCTTATTGGAAAGATAAAGAATCATTTTTTGAGTTTTTAAAAGATTGTAACTTTAATGTTGAATATTGGGAATATGGTACAGAACACAATAGACAACCATATGATGATTTAATGGTAATTATTAAAAAAAATATATAATGGAAAAAATTTATTCAAAAATACAACCAAATAAATTATTACATGTAGTTCATCGTTTAACTGATGTAATAAACAGAAAATCACAACGTGTAGATTTAATTAATGAAGATGAGTTTATTCAATGTTCATCACTTAAAATGCCACGTGGCACTACGTTTAAGGCTCATAAACATATATGGAAAAATGGGGAAGATAATGTTATTGCGCAAGAATCATGGGTAGTAATAACCGGATCAGTTAAATGTTATTTTTATGATCTTGATGATACATTGTTAGAAACTGTTACATTATTTGTTGGAGATTCTAGTTTTACTTTATCCGGCGGTCACAACTATGAAATACTAGAAGATAATACAATTGTATATGAATATAAAACTGGTCCATATAAAGGTCAGGAATTAGATAAAACATTTATATGATTAAGTTAAATATAGGCTGCGGCTGGAGAAATTTTGGATCTGAATGGATTCACATTGATGGTGGTGATTATGATCATTTAGATTATAACAATATCACAAAACTTAAGTTCAACGATAACTCGGTAGACTTAATTTATGCAAGTCATGTTTTAGAATACTTTGATATTAATCAAGCAAAAGAAGCGCTTCGAGAATGGAGAAGAGTTCTAAAACCAGGAGGTGAATTAAGAGTAGCTGTTCCTGATTTTGAAGCTATGAATAAATTATATCATAATGGAAAGGTAAAATTAAAGGATATTATAGGACCTCTTTATGGTAGAATGCCCATGGGAGATAAGATGATATATCATAAAACAACATATGATTATGAATCACTATATCTTTTACTTTATGAATTAGCATATAATAACATTGAAAGATACGATTGGAGACATTATGAAGTTCACCGACAACATGATGATCATTCACAAGCATATCTAAATCCTAAAGGAGATAAAGACAACGGAACCTTAATAAGTTTAAATATTACATGTAAAAAATTGGATAATTGACACTAATTAAATATAATATATTATGAGTAAGCCTAAAATAACTTTAATTACATGTACGCATTTCCGGCCGGATTTGCTAAGACGATCGATACAATCTGCACAACGACAAACATTTGAAGACTATGAACATTTTATAATATCGGATCATTGTCCTTTTGCTGAGCATGTATATAATGATTTTAAATATGATAAACGAATAAAATTTTTAAAAAATCCAGAACCATATATATATAACCTCGGAGCTCGATCATTTAATACAGGTATAGAAGCTGCTAACTCAAAATATATTAGTTATCTATTAGACGATGATATATTATATCCTAATCATTTACAAGAACATTATAATCAGTTATCAAATAATGATACAGTTTGGGGACATTCACATCAAGATAATGTATGGTTAGAAGATACTATATACGAATCAGTAAAACATATAATTTCATTTAGTTTTAAAGAATTACAAGATCAATCATATGGTAATCGAGATACAAATAATTCTAGAAACAGATTAGATGTAGGGTCATTATGTCATAGAAAAGATATATTAGTAAAATGGCCGTTACAATCAGAATTAACTGGAGGTTGGGAAGATAGTGTATTTATGAATCGATTAGGAGTAAATTCAAAATCTGGTGATTATACCATGGTAAAGATAAATTGGGGCGGCATTCATAAAAAAAATACAAAGGGCACCGATTTAGAATATTATAACATATTAATGAATAAATTAAAAAGAAATAGTTCTAAATATGGCGGATATGAGCTAATTGAACAACCATATGTATATCCAAAATTAAAAGACACACTATATGGAAACTAAAATTTTATTATTAGGAGGGTCTGGTAAGTTAGGAAAATATCTGACACGTGAACTTATTAAACAAAATATTAGTTTTATATCTCCAAGTCACAGTCAATGTGATATTGAAAACATTAAAACATTAGACAATGTAATTAAAACAGAACAACCAGATATTATTATACATTCAGCTGGATTAATTAATACAGAAAGTTGTGAGACAAATAAACAACAGTGCCTAGATATTAATGTTATTGGAACATATAATATAATTAAATGTTGTAGAAAATACAATATTAGATTAGTTTTTATTTCGAGTGAATATGTATTTTCAGGAGAAGAAAATGAATATGTAAATCACAGTCCAATAAACCCAAAAAATACATATGGATTATCAAAAGGCTGTGGCGAGTTAATGACTAAAACATTAGATAATTATTTAATTATTAGATCTCCATTTATTCGTTCTGATAAATTTCCATATCAAAATGCATTTTGCGATCAGTATACGAGTCGACAATATGTCAATCAAATAACTAAAGATATAGTTAGATATTCTATGACAAATGAAAATGGAATACGTCATATTGTTGGGAAATATCAAAGCGTATATGATTTAGCAAAACAGACAAATAAAAATGTATTACCAATTGATACACCTGATAAATTAAAGAATATTTTACCAATGAAATTAAATTTAATATGAGTTTTGAAACAATAACTAAATTTGAAAATAAAATAGCAAAATTTTTTGGTGCACCATATGCAGTAGCTGTTGATAGTTGTACACATGGTATTGAATTATGCCTACGACATCAAAACTTATCATATATAAATGTTCCTAGGAGAACATACATATCGGTGCCGTTTTTAGCAGATAAATTAAAAATACAGTTGCAATGGAGAGATGAAGATTGGGTTGATTATTATCAAGTTAATAATCATCTTAAGCCCATATATGATGCAGCGGTATTATGGAAACGAGACAGTTATATTCCAGGATCGTATATGTGTGTTAGTTTTCAATTTCAGAAACATTTATCTTTAGGTCGTGGAGGCGTTATACTATGTGATACAAAAGAAGACTATGATATCCTTAAACGTATGTCATATGACGGAAGACATCCAGATACCCCATGGCGTGAACAAGATATTGAAGTTTATGGGTATCATTACTATATGACCCCAGAAACAGCACAGCAAGGATTAGATAAATTACCAGATGCTATTAAGACAACACCTAGACAATGGAAAATTACAGATTGGCCAGATTTATCAAAAATGAAAGTTTTTAATCAACCTAAATGGACAGCAGATCCATATACACAATACATATGAAAAAAGCATTTATAACAGGTATCGGCGGACAAGACGGTTCGTATTTAGCAGAATATTTATTAGAATTAGGATATGAGGTACATGGTATCGTTAGAAGAAATTCTACTCCAGAAAATCAAGACGATCGTCTTAATAATATTATTGATCGAATATATACATATTATGGAGACTTACTAGATCAAGGTAGATTAGAACGTTTGTTAGACGACATACAACCTGATGAAATATATAATATAGCAGCACAGAGTCATGTGCGTATTAGTTTTGATATACCGCAGTTTACAGTACAAACCAATGCATTAGGCGTATTAAACATGTTAGAAGCATATCGGCGTTCATGTCCCCATGCAAAATTTTATCAAGCATCTTCATCTGAAATGTTTGGATTATCTGTAGATGAAGATAACTTTCAAAGAGAAACAACTCCAATGAATCCAGTATCTCCATATGGGTGTTCAAAAGTATTTGGTTATAACATTGTAAGAAATTATCGAAGAGCATATAATTTACATGCAACTAATGGTATTCTATTTAATCACGAATCTCCCCGACGAGGCAGTAATTTTGTTACCAATAAAGTATGCAAAGCTGCTGCAAAAATTAAATTGGGACTGCAAGATAAATTAGAATTAGGAAATATGGATTCTTATAGAGATTGGGGACATTCATATGATTACGTGAGAGCAATGCATTTAATGATGCAACATGGTAAGGCAGATGATTTTGTAGTATCAACAATGGAAACGCATTCGGTTAGAGAGATGTGTGAAGTAGTATTTAATCATTTAGATCTAGATTATAAAAAATATGTAGTACAGAATCCGAAATATTTAAGACCGGAAGAACTTCCATATCTAAAAGGTGATTCTACAAAAATTAGAAACATGTTAGGATGGGAACCTACATATACGTTTGAAGGTATGATGAAAGAAATGGTAGAACATTGGGTAGAACAATACAGAGTAAAAACAATACACATATGAACATAGCATTTTTTACTGAAATGAATTTTACTGGTATGATTAGTCGAGATCATACTAATATGAGAACAGAATTTGCTTGGATGTGTGCATTAGAGGCAACACATTATCCTATCAATTCAGCACATCAAATAAGTTATGATACAAAAATTGATTTAGGAATAATCATTATACCTAAAAACAATCCTACATTTGATATTAAAAATGTAAAATCTGTTTGTAATAAAGTTGCGGTAATGCAGGAAGGTCCGAATTGGCTTTGGCAAGATTATCCATTAGAGCAACAAATATGGTATTACAACACATTGATATCAGCTGATATAATTTATACTCACAACAAATCAGATCAACAATATTATAAAGGATTAACTAATCATCCAGATGTACGAGTAATGCCAAGTTTAATGATTGAAGATTCAATACATCTACAGTCAGAATGTGAACAGTCAGGCGTAATGATAGGTGGTAATATGACAAGTTGGTATGGTGGATTCGATTCAATGATGGTTGCTCAAGAGTTTGAAGAAAAAATTTATGCTCCATCAATGGGTAGAAAAATTGAGAGAGAAGAAGAGTTAGACATAAATCATTTACCTTATATGAATTGGACACAATGGATTCATGAACTAAGCAAACGAAAATATGCAGTGCATCTAATGAGAACACACGCAGCAGGAACATTTGCTTTAAAT